GATCCAGATGCTGTTGCCCTAGGCAACACAACAACTGTATCAGTTGCTCTGAATGAATATGGTAACGCTTCACTTGCTACACGTAAGTTGGAGTTGTTCTCACTCTCAGACGTTGATCCAGCAATTGCTGACATCATCGCGTTCAACATGGCTGACAGCCTTGATACAATCGTTCTTAACACCCTTGTTGGTGGACCAAACGTAATCGCTGAACTAACTGGTGGATCTGCTTCACCAATTTCAACATACGCTGGTACATACACAAATGGTACAACTCAGAAGTCAATTGGTTCTGACTCTGTAATCCGTTCACGTGACATCCGTTTGGCTGTTGCTAAGCTCCGCGCTAACAAGGCTGTTCCTCGTCAAGGGGAATACTACTGGTGCGGTATTCACCCAGAAGTTTCACACGATCTTCGTGCTGAAACCGGTTCAGGTGGATGGCGTGATGACCACAAGTACTCAGAGACAGGTTCTTCTGAGTTCTGGCCAGGAACAATCGGAACTTACGAAGGCGCAATGTTCGTTGAGTCTCCACGTTTGTTCAATGCTGCTGACGGTACAGGCGCTACAGGTAACACAGGTACCTTCGGTACATCTGGTTACGTATATGGCACTGGTGGCGTACGTGTATTCCGTACACTCGTTGCTGGTAAGCAAGCACTTGCTGAAGCTGTTGCTGAAGAGCCACATGTGATCTTCGGTCCAATCGTTGACAAGTTGATGCGTTTCCGTCCAATCGGATGGTACGGCGTTCTAGGATGGGCACGTTACCGTGACGCATCTCTCGTACGTATTGAATCTTCTTCTTCAATTCACAACGCTTAGTAATTAAGTAAAGGCTAAGCCTCTTAGGTAAAGACTAAGGGGCTTGGCTTCTTAACAAGGAGAGTCATGGGATATTTGTTTAAGCCACCTACAGTAGAAGAAGGACCAGCAGGATTTGGTCGTCTTTTTTGGCGTTATAGAATTGCCCGTGCTAACACAATTTTAGTTTATGGAACAGCAGTATCAAGTGAACGTACCCCAGGGGTTGACCAAACTCAAGAAGCAGATTATTGCTACTTAGGTGGGCATGAATATTATTTATCAGCAGTTGAATATAACATTTTGGTAAACGCCGGTTACGGTGCTTCCATTACCACGGTTTAGGAGAAGAAGTGAATCCAGGTAGATACAACATTTCCGTTGTAAACGGAACCACATTTCAGATCTCTCCCATTTGGAAGGTAGATAATCTTCCAGTAGACCTCACAGGCTACAGTGCCGATATGCAAGTTCGTGACGTGTCCAACAGTCTCATTGTTGAACTTTCCACAGGCAACGGCAAGGCAAGTATCAATGGCCCACTGGGTCAAACAACTCTTACTCTTACAGCTACACAAACATCNGCTGCTAATCTTCCAGCGGGTAATTACAACTACGCTTTAAATCTTACCAACCCTAGCAATACAGTTTATCAAATTCTTCAAGGAGCATTTACTGTATCAGCAAGCGTGGTACAATAATGGCAGTTACAGTCAACAGTATTTCAACCGTTGAAATTCCAACAACTACAAACGTATACAACGTTGGATCAGTTCAACCTTTAATTATTGAATTAGGACCAGTTGGTCCTCAAGGAATCCAAGGAGCATCAGGTGGCACAGGACCTACAGGCCCAAGTATTACAGGATCCACAGGCGCTACAGGCAGCCAAGGACAGACTGGCCCAACTGGCTCCACAGGAAGTACAGGCAGCACAGGCTCTACAGGCAGTGGATCCACAGGTTCTACTGGACCTACAGGTTCTACTGGCGTCACAGGGTCTACTGGATCTACAGGAAGCGCCGGAGTAACAGGTGCGCAAGGTAATACGGGTAGCACTGGTCCTACTGGCAGTGTCGGCAATACTGGCTCTACTGGTTCACAAGGGCAAACAGGCCCAACAGGCTCAACAGGATTAACGGGTTCTACAGGAGCCGTTGGAAATACTGGAGCCACAGGTAATACTGGGGCGACTGGTAATACAGGCTCACAGGGCAACACAGGCCCTACAGGGGCTACTGGAGCGACAGGCTCTCAAGGCAATACAGGTTCTCAAGGAAACACAGGTGCGACAGGTGCTATTGGCAATACTGGTCCTACTGGTTCCACTGGTGCCACTGGCGCTATTGGCAATACAGGGTCTACAGGACCAACGGGACCTACGGGTTCAACAGGATTAACAGGTAACACTGGAGCAACGGGTAGCACTGGTGCAAACAGCACTGTTGCTGGACCTACTGGACCTACAGGAGCAAACGGTAATACTGGTGCTACTGGTCAAACTGGTTCAACAGGAAGTACTGGCTCTAATGCAACAGCGTTGCCAGATATGCTTTGGCTTGGAGCCATGTGATACAATAGCGATATGCCCAAGATAGCAGTCTATTCCATTTGCAAAAATGAAATTAGACATATTGACAGATGGGCAGAAGCTACAAAGGGTGCAGACTACAGAGTAGTCCTAGACACCGGATCTACCGATGGTTCACAAGATAGGTTACGTGAACTTGGTGTTTCAGTACATCAAGGAAACTTTCAACCGTTTAGATTTGATGATGCCCGTAATGCGGCACTTGCTTTAGTTCCTGCCGATGCAGAAGTTTGTGTGATCCTAGATATGGATGAAGTTCCTGAACCTAAGTTCTTTGACAAAGTTCGTAAGGGTTGGAAGCAAGGCGCAAAACTTGGGTGGATCAGTATGGATACTGGTCAGAAGTGGGAACGAGATAGATTACATTCCCGCTTTGGATGGCGATGGAAATATCCTTGCCATGAGGTTCAACTTTGGTACGGTCAGGGTGAGACTACTGACTGCGATATACGCAATGCTGTTATTGAGCATTTACCAGACAATAGTAAATCAAGAAATTTATACAACGATCTGTTAGAACTGGCTGTAAAAGAAAATCCAACAGATGCTCGCATGTGGACTTACATGTGCAGAGAATATTATTTCTACCAACGCTGGGAAGATGTTATCCGTGCAGCGGATAAACAACTTGAATGTGGTGGTTGGGATGTAGAGCAAGCCGCTGTCTGCCGATGGGCAGGTGAAGCTGCTCATCACTTAGGGCAGGACTCAACTGCTTGGTATGACAAAGGTGTACAGATTCTTCCTACCCAAGGTGAACCTTGGTACGGTGTAGCAATAGATGCCTATCGCAAATCTAATTGGCAAAGGTGTTTAGATGCTTCTATTAACGTTTTGGAACGTACTCGTTCAACACACTATTGCTACGAATCCGCTATATGGGATTGGAAAGCATACGACCTTGCCAGTATCGCCTCTTACAATATCAGGCGAATTGATGAAGCAGTAACTTTTGCTACTGCTGCCGTTGATGGTAAAGGTCCTGAGACAGAGCGTATCCAACGCAACTTAGATTTCTTTAGGAAAGTGAAAGATGAATCACAAGCACACAAGCAAGGTAACCCAATGGGGCGTAAACGATAACTATGATTCTATCCCGATTGAATATGGTTGCACTGAATGTTCAGAAACATTTGACAAAGTACCAGTTTATGAGGAAGCACCATCGGATCATAATCAGCATGATACTTATGTTGATGGTTGCTTTGGTTGTAAGGTTCTCACACTAGAATTAAATACCGGCGATGCCAATGGCAGACGCACAATGTCTCAGAAAAAATGGGATGCAGAATTAAGCGCTTATCGTGATGCTAGATCACAGGGTATTCAACCTGCTGGCACAACCATGAAAGCAGTTGCTGAAGCCAAGGAAGCAAGTGACAAACTAGGTACAGCTTTTGATGCTGGCGCTATGCCAGCAGCAGAAAAGATAACCAAGAAAACCGCCAAGGTAATGAAAGAAGTAGGAGCAGCATAATGGCATACAGCGAAAAAGCCGATAAGGCACAAGATGCAAAAATAACAAAAGGTTTAAAGCCAGCGCAGAAAGCAGCCTTTAAGAAGGCCGACACTGCAATGGATAAGAAGAAGCCATCTGCAAAGGCTGATGCCAAAATGGATAAGGCTCTTGTAGCAAAGATTAAGAAGAGTAAATAAATGGCAGCGGCAAAAAAAGGTATGGGTTTTGCGAAAGCACAAGCAGGAATTGCCAAGAAGCAAGGGATTCCAATGGAACGTGCTGGTGCAATCCTCGCATCTGCAACACGCAAGGTAAGCCCAGCAGCAAAGAAAGCAAATCCGAACTTGAAGAAAGTTCTTCCAGCAAAGAAGGGTAAATAACATGTGCGCAGAATGTGGTTGCAATGCAACAGCAGTTGGTAAGTTGAATGACAAGCTAACCGGCAAGCCAACAAAGTCACCTTATGGTGAGTATGAAGGCGTTGGCGGCTCTAAGTAACTATTAGTTTTAGGAAGGATTTGATATGGCATCAGGAGATGGTCTAAGTACGGTCTACCATTTAAACCGATTGGCGGGCACCATTGTTAATGGTGTACCACAATACGATTTTAATGGTGCTGCTACAACATGGTATTTCAACGTGGCTGGTAAAAGAGCATCACGTGGTATTGATGCCCTTAATCAAATCTATGCTTACCGCAACAGCGGTAGGAACATGACCTTGGATACACCTGGCATACTCAATGCTTTGGCTGGAACCAATGGTTTAGGCGAAGCTGAAGCAGCGGCAAGGATTGTATCGTGACCCAATTTATTGATGTTATCAATGAAACTCAATTAGCCCTTACTGGTTACACTAACCGACAAGATCAGGCTACTTACCTAACATCACCATTGTCGGCAACGGCAACAAGTTTTGTTGTGGCAGATGGATCTGTTCTAACTAGAGGTTTGATTGAAATTGATGATGAACTTATTTGGGTAGATTCATTTGACCGCACTACAAACACAGCTACTATTCCTACCTATGGTAGAGGATTTCGTGACACGGTTGCTACTGTTCACTCAGCTGGTTCTCGTGTCACAATCTCTCCATCTTTTCCAAGGTCTGTAGTTCGCCGTAATATTAACCTAGCCATTGACGGTGTATACCCTGACCTCTTTGGTACTTACTACACAACTTTTAATTTTCAAGCAGCCGTAACAACTTATCCTCTTCCACAGGAAGCCATTGATATTCTTGGTTGTTCTTGGCAAACGATTGGTCCATCTAAAGAATGGTTGCCAGTTCGTCACTACCGTGTAGATCGTATGGCTAACCCATCAACATGGAATACAGGAAAGACTCTTTCTATTCGTGAAGGTATTGTGCCTGGTCGTACAGTCATGGTCACTTATACTAAAAAGCCTACAACTCTTCAATATGATTCAGATGATTTTGCATCACTTACTGGGCTACCTGATTCTGCCCGTGAGGTAATTGTTCTTGGTGCTGCCTACCGTACAGCAATGTACTTAGATCTTGGTCGTATCCCAGCGGCTACTGCTGAAGCAGATGCCCAACAAGGTAATGACCCAGTTGGCTCAGCAGCCAACATTGGCAGAGTTTTACAACAGATGTACCAGCAACGTCTCCTTGTGGAAGTACGTCGCCTGCAAGAGCA